CGCGCGAATTACCCACGTTGAAACCCCTAGGAGGGACCCGTGAGGCCTCAGCGTGCCCCTGCAACGGCCTTCTCGAGGCTGCTGCGTAGGTAGCCGCCAAAGCGCCGCTGCACGGCCTTCTGGCCGATCTCAGCCATGGGGAAACGTGGCGTGTACCGCGAGCGCTGGTCTGTCGCGATGAAGTAGGGGAACAGCTGCTCCCTGCTGCGGCGATAGATGCCGGGTGGTCGATCGCCACCTCGAGGCGTGCCAACGAAGAAGCCGCCGCGTGCGTTGCCGCTCAGCCCCTTCTGGATGCGCTTGATGGTGCTGAGGCTCACGTTGCCTGAGGCATCACGCCGGACCAAGGAGGTGGGCTGAAGCTGCGCGCCTGCAGGGATGGATCGGGTGCCCACCACCTCAGCGAGGAACTTGCGCTCAAAGCCCTTCTGCGGACGCGTACCACCTGTGATGCCGAAGCGCAGGTAGCGGGCACGGTCACGGCCCTGCTGATCGTTGGCGAACACCAGCGCCTCCAGCTCCCGCTTGTTGGTCTTCTTGACCAGGAAGGCGGACTGGGTGAAGCGGTTGGGCTTGTCGAAGTATTGGCGGGTGGCCCCACCCAGCGCCGTGCGCACATCAAAGGCCGAGGCGTTCAGCGCTTGGCTGATGGCAAAGGGGAGCTGCTTGGTCATGGTGTCGGTCCACCTGATGGCCTTGGGCAGCTCGGACTGGATGTCGAGGGTGATGGTTGCCATGGGCCAAGGGTAGGGGCGGGGCATGGCCCCCACCAGTGAAAACGGGTGAAGGTGACCCGTCCAACCACGATTTACCCCGTTAGGACGCCGAAGCCCCTGCAGCGCAAGGGGTTTCCTAACCGTCCTACCGTCTAACCTTTCTCTGTGATTGTGTTTTTAATAGTAGGTAAGGGGGAGGGGCGGGGCACGCGGGGAACTCCTATAGGCGAGGTGAGCCGTCAGACGGGTTGGACGGGGGTGAAATCCAGTGTTTGCAAGGGTTTTCGCCGTCTGACCCGTCCAACCACCCCTCACGGGCGGCTGTAGAACCACCTCCTGCGCCCTCCGCCCTCTCGTTTCTTGACCCAGCCGAGATCCTTAAGAATGGATGCCACCTGCATCTGATCTGCGCGGGTCTGGCGCTCCAGTGGCTTCTGGATGGCCTGCAGCAGGATCTCCTCGGTGGTGAGCAGCTCGACCGATGCCCGATGAGTGACATAGGTCTCCACGGCGTTCTGCCACGGGTTGGAGACCAAGTACGTCTCGTTCTCGGCCTCGACTGCTGCGTGCTGCTCTGCGGCCAGGTCGTTGCCCTCTCCGGCCTTGTAGGCGGCCACAGCGGCGCTCCAGATGGCGTCCCGCTCGAGGAGCAGGTTCGGCACGTCGATCGGATCCTTGAGCGTGCAGGTCACGGGGATCACCCAGAACCGCCGGTTGCCGGTGTCATCCACCAAGAAGCCGCTGTCGCGGTTGGTAGAGCCCACGATGATCGAGCGCCGCGGGAAGGCCTCGGTGGCCTTGCCATAGGGCACGCGGAACATGTCGGTGGACTGGCTGAGGAAGGCCTTCACCTGGCCGGCGTGCTTCTTGCCGGTGATGTGATCCAGCTCGGCCCACTCCATGATCCAGGAGCGGTGCAGCACCATCAGGTCATCCTTGGAGCTGATGTCACGGAGCGCATCAGAGAAGAATGGGCCGCCAAGTGCAGACCAGAAGGAAGACTTGCGAGCACCTTGATCGCCCATCAAGACGCACGCGTAGTCGTGCTTACATCCGGGCTCAAAGATACGGCGAACAGCTGCTACCAGCGTTTTCTTGAGCATCGAATCGTAAAGGGTTGGCTCCTTCAGGTCGGCATCACATGGGCGCAGGTAGGTGGATGCGAGCCGATCGATGTAGGTGGGGGTGACTTGTGCGGCGACGTGCTCGAGGTAGAGCTTCACGGGATCGTATGGGTTCTCGCGTGCCACCTCCACGAGGCAGTCAAGGGCCATCTCCTTGGAGACCTTGTAGCCCTCCTCAGCGAGCTGCAGGTAGAAGCGTTCAGCACCTTCGGCGACGACGCCGTAGATCTCGATCTGCTGGGTGAAGACGTTGTAGCGGAAGCGCGGGAGGCCTTGCTTGTCAGGGAGGCGGAGGTTGTTGAGCAGCTCCTTGGCCTCGAGCTTCTGGGGCTTGTCAGCGATGGGTGCGGCCTCTGGCTGCTGCTGCTGCTGCAGCTGGGCGGGCTTGCTGCTGGGCTGCACCGGTGGGAGTTGCCGCTGCTTGGGCTGCCAGCCGTCCTCTTTGGCAAGGTTGCAGAGGTGGCGGATGTCGCGCTTGCCATCAGGCGAGAAGCTGCGCCAGTGGCGATCACAAGCGCCGGCCTCCCACTTGGCGGATTGACGGGACCATGCATCCCAATCGGCGAGCATGTGATCGCCGACGGATTGAAGGCATTGGCCCACCTCGATCCAGTAGTCGTAATCCTCCGCGCGTGAGGGGCTGAGCGCCTCGAGCCAGATGCGCGCCCAGTCTTCATCGGTGCGATCGGCCTGGCGGGGCTGGGGAGGCGGGAGGATCGGCTGCTGCACGGGGGGCTGCTGGGGCAGCATCTGCTCGATGAGAGCGATGGGCGCCTCAGCGATCGGCAGGTCTGCGGGGCTGCGGCCTTTCAGCCAGCGGTAGGCGCCGGTGATCGGGTGAGCGCCGGCCACGACGGATTGGCAGCCGGTCCAGCGCAGCTCGAGCTGCTCGGGCTTCCCTTCCTCGTCGAACTTGCCGGTCTTGAGCTTGCGGGTGCGCAGATCAGCCCAGAACTGCTCCGGCACGCTGTAGATGATCTGCAGTCGCCCATCACGGCCAGAGGTGACAGCCCACGACTTGGGCAGATCACGAAGGGGCACGCCGAGACTGTCGAGGATCTCGCCGGCCGAGATGCCGTCATGGTCCACGAAGAGGATGCCACCGGACTGGGGGCCAGCGATGACGCCGATGGCGACGGCACGGCCGGCATCGATCTCAGCGGTGAGCTGCTGCTTGGTGAGGGGGTTCTTCTGCCACTGCGGCTGGTAGGGGCGCTTGCCATGTCCAACGGCAACGAAGCCCCAGTCGTCAGGGAGGGAGGCGAGGTGGTGGGAGAGGTTCATGCATGACCCAGAGCGTTCAGATGTTGGCGGATGGTTCGGACGGTTGGACGGATCCCGTGACAATCTGCAACGCGTCCTCAACGCTGCGCGCCACACCAGCCATCCCACCAGCCCCGCGGACGACGCCGAGCCATGCCTGCTGCTCTGGGCGGAGGCGGCCTGTGGCGGTCTTCACCTCGATGCTGCAGAACACAGCTAGGCGGGTGCCCACCATGTCGGGTGTGACCACGACGGTTCGCCAGCCGATCAGGTCTGCTGAGCCACGGGCTAGGCCGAAGGTGACCAGCCGGCCGGTGCGTGGGTCGGGGAGGCTGCCCACCTGATTGCGAAAAAGTCTGGTGTCGGGCCTGGTGCCAACTGCCAGCCGGATCTGCTGCTGGAGGGTGGTCTCGGCGTTGGCCACGATCATGCGCGCTGCTGCCGCGCAAAGTAGACGTGCTTGGCCCATCCCACGGGGTTTTTCATGCCACGGGCTTGGCCGACGTGGATCAGCTCTTGGAGGGTGCGGGCTTTCTTGCGCTCAGCGCTCCGCTGCTGGACGGCTTTGCGCTGCAGCTCCTTCAGCTCACCGGCTTGCTGGCGTATGACGCGGGGTGGTGGCGCGCACTCCGCCCCACAGCAGGGGCACACCGGCTGCGGCTTGAACGCAGCGAAGCACTGGGGGCATGTGCGCACCGATGGCGCCGCCTGGCCACCACCGCGGCCAGCCTTGAGCCGATCGTCCAGGGACCAGTCGCGCGGGTCGTCGGGGAAGCCATGGCGGTGGACGTTGCCAACGTGATCCAGAACGATCGCGTGCGTCTTGCCCTCGGCCGGCCTGAGCACACGGCCCACCTGCTGGAGGTAGAGGCCGAGGCTGGCGGTGGGGCGGAGGAGGATGGCGCAGCTGGCGGCCGGGATGTCAAAGCCCTCAGAGACCACATCAACGGTCACAAGCACCTGCAGCTGGCCGGCGGCAAACAGCTGGACCAAGCGATCGCGATCCTCTGGCCGTGAACTGCCGAGCAGGGTATCGGCCGCGATACCAGCTGCGCGAAATGATGCCGCTACATGCTCCGCGTGCTGAACAGTGCAGCAGAAGGCGATGGCGCGCTGGCTCTCAGCGAGGCGGTTGTAGTGCTCGATGGCGTCGCCCGTGACGGTGGGCCGATCCATGGCGTCAGCGGCCTCACCTGCGACAAAATCACCAGCGCGTTTGTGCAGCCTTGATAAGTCTGCCCGTTGCGGAGGTGCGTAAATCTTGGGCACTGTGAGAAATCCAGTGAAGATCAGGTCCGCGACAGACGGGCCGTAGATAAGGCGGTCGAAGACTGCTGATAAGCCACGGCCATCAAGGCGGATGGGTGTGGCAGTAACTCCAAGGCGAAGGGCATTAGGCCAGTGGGCCAATATCGCGCCCCAACCGCCTGCGGTGGCGTGGTGCGCCTCATCTATCAGGATCAGATCGGGGGAGGCTGTGATGCTGTCCAGCCTGCGGGCGAGCGTTTGCACCGATGCGATCTGAATTGATGCGTTTGCTGCAGTGATGCCAGCGGCGATGATGCCGTGCTCGACACCTGCCAGCTGCAGCTTGTGGCTGGTCTGGGCGATCAGCTCACGGCGGTGGACGAGCACCACGGCACTGCGGCCACGGTCGGCGAGCGATCGCATGATCTCGGCCATGATCACGGTCTTGCCCATCCCGGTCGGTGCGACGAGCAGGGGAGCGCGAGCACCGTCGCGGAAGGCGAGACGGAGATCTGAGATGGCCCGGTGCTGATAGGGACGGAGAGTGAGACTCATAGGACTAGACCCGCGACTGGCTTAGTGGTATCCGAGTCAGAGCCCGGAAAGCCAAATGAAATCAGTGACTTAGCGGGAAGCGGCGGGAAGGGGGAGGAACAGATGGTAAGTTATGGGAGCCCAAATGAGCTGGAGGGATTGGAGAACGCCGACTACCACCGCCACAGTGCGGTATCAAAAAGCCACCTCGACCTGGTGGCGCGCAGCCCGCTGCATTACTGGGCAAGGTATGTGGACCCCAAGCGGGTCGAGCCTGAGCCCACGCCGGCCATGCTGCTGGGCACTGCGGTTCACACTCACATCCTCGAGCTGGCCGAGTGGGATGCCCGCTACATCGCAGCACCCGAGGCGATCGATCGGCGCACCAAGGCCGGTAAGGAGGCATGGGCAGCATTTGAGGCTGAGGCTGCTGGCCGTGCGGTGATCAGCCGTACCGATGCCGATCAGGTCATGCACATGGCCCGAGCGGTGCATGGTCACCCAGCTGCTGCGATGCTGCTGGCGCTGCCGGGCAAGGCTGAGACCACGCACATGTGGATCGATGAGGCCACGGGTCTGCAGTGCAAATGCCGGCCGGATTGGCTGACCGATGACGGCAGCCTGATCGTGGACCTGAAGACCACCGAGGATGCGAGCCCGGCGGGGTTCCGCAAGTCGATCGCCAGCTGGCGGTATCACGTCCAAGCCAGCTGGTATCTGGACGGCCTCGAGCGGGCCACCGGCAAGCGGCCTGAGCAATTCATCTTCATCTGCGTGGAGAAGAAGGCGCCGCATTGCGTGGCCGTCTATGCCGCCGATGCGGAGATGATCGCGGCCGGTGCCAGTCAGGCGCGGCTGGATCTCGACACGCTGGCGGTGTGCAAGGCCGCCGATGCGTGGCCGGGTTACAGCGACCAGATCGAGACCATCAGCCTGCCGCCATGGATGCGGCCGCGGCCGGATGGATCCATGCCCACCATCACCGAGATCGAGACCTACTGATGACCGACCAGAGCACAGCACTCACAACCACCCAGCCGGGGGTTTTTTCCGGCATCCAGGCATTCGAGGATGCGCAGCGGATCGCCAAGGCGCTGGCCAGCAGCACGCTGATCCCGGCTCAGTTCCAAGGGCAGGCGGGTTACGCCAACTGCCTGGTGGCGCTGAACATCAGCCGGCGGATGGGTATGGATCCGCTGATGGTGATGCAGAACCTCCACATCATCCACGGCCGCCCCAGCTGGAGCAGCCAGTTCATCATCGGCCTGATCAACGGCTGCGGCCGGTTCAGCCCGCTGCGGTACGACATCACCGGCAAAGGTGACACGCTGGCATGTACGGCGGTGGCCACCGAGCTGCGCACGGGCGAGGAGCTGCGTGGGCCGGAGGTGACGATGGCCATGGCCAAGCGGGAAGGCTGGGCGACGAAGGCCGGCAGCAAATGGGCATCGATGCCCGACCTGATGATCAGGTATCGCGCGGCAGCGTTCTGGGGGCGGCTGTTCATCCCCGAGCTGCTGGTGGGCATCCAGACGCAGGAGGAGGTGTTGGACGTGGAGCCGGTGACGATCACCGAGACGCCAGCCGCAACAGTTCAGGATCTCAACGAGAAGATCACGAAGCAGAAGCCGGCTGCCAAACCGGCCAAACAGGAAGCTGTGCAGGAGGTAGTGCTTGATGACGATGAAATCTTCTGAGGCTGGGTATCTCCAGCCGCGAGAGTTGGCTGAGCGTTGGCGTGGTGTCGTGACGCTCAGCACACTCGACAACTGGCGCAGCCAGAACCGCGGGCCGCGGTTTGTGAAGATCGGCGGCCGCGTGCTGTATCCCGTCGCGGAGGTCGAAGCATACGAGCTTCGGAACCTGCGCGGGATGCCAAACAATCCACCCAATCAAGCAAGACAATGAGCTTCTCTGTGAACGGCGCACTCTTCAAGCAATCCGCAGCCGACTGGCAGAAGCGGATGGGCGACCGCTACGAGGCCGGGAAGAATTACCCCGAGTTCGATGGCGTGCTCAACGTGCCAGCTGATCAGGCCTACGCCCTGGCGCAGTATCTGATGAACGCCACACCGCAAGGCGACCGGCAGGAGATCCCGGTACGGCTGAGCGGCTGGGCCAAGACAGCCAACAGCGGCACCAAGTATCTGAGCATCGTGGCGAAGCCCGACTACAAGGTGCAGAAGGCGATCGAGGATGCTGCGGTGGCACCAGCTGCTGCGGCCAGCCTTGCCCAGGCCACGGGAGGCGTCGTGAGCGAAATCACCGACGCCGACCTGTTCTGATCACATCAGCTCCAGCTCCAGCCGCGCGATCTCGTGAACCGCGGCCTGGAGCATCTCCTGCTGGTGGCAGCACTGGCGGAGGAGCTGAGCGGCGACGTTGCCGGCTTGGGGGTGCTTCTCCAGCCGGCGACAGTCGGCCTCGATCTGGAACTGCTTTTCTGGCGGGATCTCCACCGCCATCCACTGACCGAAATCCATTTCTCTGGGGCGGGACTGCCCCATGGTGCCCATGAATTGCCCTAGCTGTCAGCACAGCCGCCACCGAGCGGCGATCACGAACAGCCGGCTGCCGGATCAGATCGTGCGGAAGCGGGTGTGCGAGGGGTGCGGCCACGTCTGGTTCACGGTCGAGCTGGAGGTGAGCCGGTACGCGATCGGGTGGAGCGCGCTGCATCAGAACAAACCGGTGGTGCGTGTGCCGTTGGAGCTGACGACGGGCCATGTGCGGCCGGGTGAAGAAATGTCACAGCCCCGATGATGCGCTGCCGGCGGTGCGGCATGATGGCGTGCATGGGGCGGACGGAAGCACCCCGGCGCAAGCCACGAGGAGCCTCCCGACCGAACAGCGCAAACGAGGTCGAAAAACCCGAGCGCAACAGGGCCTGAATAAGCCCGCGCCGCCGGTTGGCCCGGCACCACTCCACTTCACTGCCATGTCTGACCGCACCAGCAACATCCTGTGCAGCCTGATCGCCGCTGCCGCCTTCGCCATGATCGGCATCGCATTTGGCACCACGCCCCACGACGGCGAGCGTCTCACCCATCACGGCGCCATCCATCAGGAGGCGGCCGAGTGACGCCACGCCGCTTTTACTTCCAGATCCGCAGCGCCAACGTAATCGAGTGCGTGCTGGCTCACAGCCTGACCGAGGCCAAGCTGATTGCCGCTGACACGTGGCTGCAGTGGTGGTCTGAACTCGAATGGATCAACACCGATGAAACCGATGTCTAAGACAACCGGAGCGATGCTGCCATGGCAATGGCAGGAGGAACCAAGCCAGAGCCAGCACGGCGACGGCATCAGCCGGCCGCTGCCCAAGGCGCGGACCCGTGAGTATCGGCTGATCGTCTATCCCAAGGGCGCTCGCCCGATGACATGGATCACGCGGGCCGAGACGAAGCGCGCCGCCATCCGCTACGCCGAGGCTCGCTGGCCTGGTGCTGTCGTGGAGGTGGTGACGTGACCGACATGCGCGCCAGAATCAGCCAGCTGATCACCGACAGCGGCACCTACCGCCAGGGGCAGCAGGATGAACGCCAGCGGCTCTGCACGCTGATCGACATCCGCATCGATCAGCTGCGCACCGTGGCCGGCATCCGCAACCGCGAGCAGCTCTGCGCCGAGCTGCTTTACCTCCGCCAACACCTAGAACCATGAACCGCGTCCAACTCGACCAGCAGCGTGCCGACATGCTCGAGGCTCTCTACGAGCGCAGCGGCCGCGATGATCTGCCCTACGGCCACCCGCTCCGCTGCACCTATACGGGGCTCTGGCAGGAGTTCGCGCTGGAGATGGCCGCCAACTTCCGCGACACCGACTACCCCGAGCTGCTGGGCAAGGTGGTGCGCGCGATCGATGCCACCGAGTCGGTGATGACGCAGAAGCAGGCTCAGCAAGCGATCGAGGTGTGCCGCCAGCAGCTGCTCGGCAGGTGGCGGTGATGCCCAGCCCGTTCACCGAGATGAAGTGCCCCCAGTGTGGTGGGCGCTTCAGGTGCGACAGCTCAGAGCGCAGCTATGAGGGGCAGGTTCGCCGCCAGCGCCGGAAATGCTACGACTGCGGCCACCGCGGCACGGAATACGCCGTGACGCAGGAGTTCTTTGATGAACTGATCGCCGCGCGCGAGATCGTGACGAAACTTGCCAGCCATTACTGGGAGCTGACGGAATGACCGACCAGATCAACCCCGACCACTACCGCCACGGCCCGGTGGAGGCCATCGATGTGATCGAGGCCGCCATTGCGCGCGCGCCTGATCCGGTGCTGGGCAACTGCCAGGGCCACGTCCTCCGCTACATCCTGCGCATGTGGGATAAGGGTGAGCCTGCGGTGAACGCTGCCAAGGCCAGGTGGTATCTGAACCGCCTGCTCGGCAAACTGGAGGAATGATGCACCTGCCCAGCTTGAACCTGCTCGAGCGCCTGGCGCTGTGGGTGCTGGTGCGCAGCCGCCGCACCAGTCTGGTGGTGGTGAAGGAGCTGGACTGGCCGGCCGTGTTT